CAACAATAAAAATAATTGGAGCAACAATGGAAGAAAAGATTCATGGTGTTAAAGTAGATTATGAGAGAGATAAATTATTTGATGAATTAGGTTTGAAACGCCTCAGAGAATCATACATGAAGGATGAGGAAAAATCTCCACAAGAAAGGTTTGCATATGTTTCAAAAGCATTTGGTAGCGATACAGAACACTCTCAGAGGTTATATGACTATTCTTCAAGACATTGGTTATCTTATTCTACTCCTATTCTTGCTTTTGGGCGCACTAAGCGGGGTTTGCCTATTTCTTGCTTTCTTCCTTATCTTCATGATAGTGCAGAAGGTCTGGTTGATTGCTTATCAGAAGTAAATTGGTTATCAATGCTCGGAGGTGGAATTGGAATCGGCATCGGAATTCGGTCAACAGATGATAAATCGGTCGGCGTTATGCCGCATCTTAGAACCTATGATGCATCTTCATTGGCTTACAGGCAAGGCAGGACTCGCCGTGGTAGTTATGCTGCTTACCTCAATATTAGTCATCCAGATATTCTTATCTTTCTTGAAATGAGAAAGCCAACAGGTGACCAGAACATGCGTTGCCTGAATCTACATCATGGTATCAATATCACCGATGATTTTATGCATATCATTGAAAAGTGCATGATTGACCCAACAGCAGACGATACATGGGAATTAAAAGACCCACATAATGGTGAGGTTCGTGAAAAAATATCAGCAAAAGATTTATGGCAGCGTATTCTTGAAATGCGTATGCACACAGGAGAACCTTATCTTCACTTCATAGATACAAGTAATGACAAGATGCCAGAGTTTCAGAAGAAACTTGGACTGAGCATCAAGCAATCAAATCTTTGCAGCGAAATTATTCTCCCAACAGATAAAGACAGAACTGCGGTTTGCTGTTTATCTTCATTGAATCTTGAATACTTTGATGAATGGAAAAATAATAAACAATTCATTAAAGATGTTGCTGAAATGCTTGATAATGTTCTGCAATATTTCATCGAAAATGCTCCGGATACTATTTCAAGAGCGAAGTATTCAGCAAAACGTGAGCGTAGCATTGGCGTCGGCGCATTAGGCTTTCATGCATATTTGCAGAAAAATAATATTACATGGGAATCAGCACTAGCAACATCCGCTAATATTCGTATGTTTAAACATATAGGGAGAAAATTAGATGAAGCTAATAAAGAAATCGGTGCGGTACGAGGAGAGGCTCCAGACGTCCAGAGTCCAATCAAGTTTACAGGTGATAGTGGGCGCATTATTACTATCAATTCTTCTGATTTTGTTAATGTTATTAGGAATAATACCCAACTATTAATACGAGCATATGATGTTATTGAGGGTGATGAAATCGTTTTGAAAGATGGGAAAATATAAATAAGCGTTAGGAGCATTATAAAAAAGGAGCACCTAATGCATTATATAAAAATATACGATAATATAATTGAAAAGGCCAAAACTAGAAAATTAGAAGATTATGGTGAAAAACATCATATTATACCAAAGTGTTTGGGTGGAAATAATTTAGAAGAAAATTTAGTAAAACTTTCATTCAGGGAACATTTTATATGTCATTGGTTATTATGTAAAATTTATCCTAACGATATGAAAATATTACATGCGTTTTCATCTATGATTAGAGTATCACAAACAAACAGTAAACGTTGGGAGTATTTGACTTCAAGACATTTTGAAATAGTTAAAAGATTACATGCACCAATTATAGGAAAATGGAATATAGGTAAAAAACCATGGAATAAAGGATTAAGTGGTGAAAAATATCTTAAACATTATAAAGATGGTTACATAAAACTTCCAAATATGACTGGATATAAATGGATAAATGATGGTCAAAAACAAACGAAAATATCATCTAATGTAGAAATACCCGAAGGTTGGAAAAGAGGTCGTTTGGATATGACTGGTAACAAAAATCCAATGCGCGATAAAAATATAGCAACAAAGAATGCAAACAAGAGGAAAAAGAGAAATGAAATTCAAAGTTGAAAAAATAGAAAAAGAAAAATGGGCAGGTAAACGATTTTCACATTTATCCGCCATAGCACCAAATGCTAGTAGTTCTATTATCATGGGGAATACTAGCCCTTCTGTCGAACCCTACCGTGCAAATGCTTATAGACAAGATACTTTATCTGGTGCATCATTAACTAAGAATAAATTTCTTGATACAATTCTTCGCACAAAGGCAAAGAATGACCAAGAACTTGCTGATATCTGGTCAAGCATTATCGCAAATGATGGCTCATGTCAACACCTAGATATTCTAAGTGACAATGAAAAGAGCGTATTCAAGACAAGTATGGAAATCGACCAACGTTGGATTATTGACCATGCAGCACATAGACAAGAATATATTGACCAAGCGCAATCAATCAATGTATTCTTTAGACCTGATGCACACATCAAATATATCCATGCTGTTCACTTTCAAGCCTGGAAGCAAGGACTTAAAACGATGTATTATTGTCGCTCAGAAAAGATTGGTAAAGCAGATAAAGTATCAAAACGTATTGAACGTCAAGTAATTCAAGAGATAGATATTAAAGCATTAGTAACCGAAGAAATTTGTTTGGCCTGCGAAGGGTAAGGAAATAATATGGATAAAAAAACACATAAGCAATTGAAATTAACTGACGATAGAACATACTTTAAACCTTTTCGATATCCTTGGGCCTACGATTCATGGTTAAAGCACGAACAGTCACATTGGCTTTTCGGAGAAGTTCCTATGAACGAAGATGTTAAAGACTGGAAGAACAAACTGACAGATGAACAGAAACAATTTCTAACACATATTTTCAGATTCTTCACACAAGGCGATATTGATGTTGCAGGCGGTTATGTGAATAACTATCTACCACATTTTCCACAGCCAGAAGTTAGAATGATGCTGATGGGTTTTGCTGCACGTGAGGCACTTCATGTCGCTGCATATTCACACTTGATTGAGACATTAGGCATGCCTGATGAAACATACAATCAGTTTCTTGAGTATCAGGCAATGAAAGATAAACATGAATATTTCATGAATCTATCATTGAAGAAACAGAATGTTGAATCTGTTGCAGTAAACATTGCGGCATTCTCAGCATTCACAGAAGGTATGCAATTATTCAGTTCATTCATCATGCTATTGAATTTTCCCCGTCATGGTCTTATGAAAGGTATGGGTCAGATTATCACTTGGTCAATCGTTGATGAAACAATTCACACAGAATCAATGATTAAGCTATTCAGAACATATGTTGAGGAAAATAAAGAAATCTGGAACGATGAATTAAAGGGTAAAATATACACTATCGCAGAGAAAATGGTATCTCTTGAAGATAAATTCATTGACTTAGCATTTGAACAGGGTGCGATGGAGAATTTGACCTCAGATGATGTTAAAAAGTATATACGGTATATTGCAGATAGAAGGTTGATATCATTGGGTCTAAAGGGTGTATTTAAAGTTAAGCGCAATCCATTACCTTGGGTTGAAGAAATGATTAATGCACCAACACATACAAACTTTTTTGAGAACAAATCGACAGACTATGCAAAGGGTGCATTATCAGGAACATGGTCTGATGTTTGGGCGGAAAGCAAGTAATATATATAAATTGATTAAGGAGAATCATAATGACCACAGAGAAGAAAAAAGATAAGATTAAACCAATTCAAATCAGCACATCAACAAGAAACACAGGACAAATTATCATTACTGCTTTATGTGATGACGGCTCTATATGGTGGAAAACAATAGGCAGTGATGATGAGTGGATTAAAATTCCACAAGAAATCGAATAATGCTATACAAATACATATGTGACCACTGTGAGTCTAAATTTAAGATAATCTATGAGGAAGATTCTTGTGATGATAGTCCACATTACTGTCCGTTTTGTTCAGAATATTTAATAAATAAATATGAACAAGACGAACAGGATGATTAATGTGGCTTTATAACAACACTGAATTTACACCAGAACAAAGCGAATCTTTCTATGGATTCGTATATCTCATTGAGAATACTACTACCAACAGGAAATATGTTGGTAGAAAGTATTTTTCCAAAGCCGGAACAAAACAAGTAAAAGGCAAGAAAAAGAAAATCCGAAAAGTTTCTGATTGGATTAACTATTGGAGTTCCAGTGAAGAATTGAAAAATGATATAGAAAAATACGGAAAGGAAAACTTCAAACGACAAATTCTTCATCTATGTAAGACTCGCGCATCATGCAGCTATATGGAAACATATGAAATATTCATACGCGAAGCATTAATTACAGACGATTACTACAATTCATGGTGCAGTTGCAGGATTCATAAAAAACACGTAAAGGGTATCATATGGCAAGAAAAAACACAGAATCAGCCAACACAGAAAAGCAATCTCCCAAACCTGCCAATCAATTAAAAATAAGAATAGACGATTTAAAAACATTTGACCCATTAACAGATAATCAGAAAAAGTTTTTTGATGCATATAAACGAGGTGACTATTTCATAGCACTTCATGGCGTTGCAGGAACAGGTAAAACATTCTGTGCATTATATAAAGCACTAGAAGAAGTTCTTGATAAATCTAATCCCTTCAATAAAATCATTATTGTTAGGTCAGCAGTTCAGGGTAGAGAAATCGGTCATTTACCTGGTGACGTAAAAGAAAAGATGGAGATATTCCAACAACCATACAGACAAATTTGTTCAACACTGTTTGAAAGACGCGATGCATGGGATAGACTTGAAGAACAGCATTTCATTGAATTCATTTCTACCTCTTTTATTCGTGGTATGTCATATGATGATGCAATCATTATTGTTGACGAAATGCAGAATCTTAATTTTGAAGAAATTGATACCGTAATGACTCGCGTTGGATATAGGTCTAAGATAATCTGGTGTGGTGACTATAGACAAACAGACCTACATCGTAGAAAAAACGATATGTCAGGTATAATTAAATTCTTTGATATCGCACAGCATATGGAATCATTTACCAAAATAGAATTTACCGTAGAAGATATTGTAAGGTCGAGTTTAGTAAAAGAATACATTTTGGCAAGAATGCAACATGAGGACTTTCAGTATAAAAATTCTAATGTGTGACAATCAAACATATCAGCTATAAAAGACTTGACTTTCTGCTGCAAAGCAATATATAATAGTGATAGATGTAAAATCAAAGGAGATTATTGTGTTCAAGTCATTTTTTAACGCTGTATCAATTATTTTTGAAACCATCAATGAAGCGCGTATCATGCAAATCAAGATGAAATCAAAATACCCACACATTTAAGGATAAATTATGATTAAATATAAAGAATTTTTTGCCTCATTGATTGATGTTCAAGCAGCAGCAACAGTAGCATCAATTGATGCATTTTCTAAATTTTCAGGAACAGATACATATGTAAAGGAAGCAAAAACATTTGTCGAAAGTTCTAAGGAAAATGCCAAAAAAATCATCGAAGGACAGTATTTCTTTTCAGGAAGCAAAAAGTAAGTTAAAGAGTTTTATTCCTGTCATTAAGGATGGGTGGTTAATTAAATTTTCCACCTTTTCTGATGAAAATGTGCTGTTGCTATTCATGTCGATTCATACACACCAGATAATAGTTCGGCATTATGATTCCGAAGATTTTGCTGTAAGTTATATCAATTTTGTTGTTGGTCACGATTCTACAAAGCAATGGGCGATAGAGTAGTAGGTAATTATAGACTCAAGAATTGTAAGCGATGTGGTAAAGAACATCGTAAACAGGGACCATATTGCTCATCGTCCTGTGGTAATGTCCGTGTTCACTCAGAGCAGGATAAACTCATTCGCAGTATCAAACTAAAAGAGTATCATGATACACCAGAAGGCGTTGCTACCCGAAAAAAACTGGTACAAAGTCACAAAAAACGTGCAGAAACTAATCATGCACGTGCAAATGGTGAATATATTCTGCAGCCAGATGATTATGCTGTGCAAATACCAGACTTTGAAGATGATGATAAGATAATCTGGTGATATAAATAGAATATTAACAGGGATTAATCAATGGCTATTGGCACATCAGACGTAAATTTCGGTTCATTACAAACAGAATATGGTGGTTCTAATCCCATATCGTTTTCTGAATATTATAGAGGTGGCTCTTTTGTTCTAGCGCATCCCGGTAATGCATCACTTGCTGCATCGGGCGCTATCAGCGTTAGTGCTTTCTTCAATCAATCGAAACGATGGATTGTTGCTGTCACAATATCCGCCAGCACAACAAACTTTAATCTTAGAACTTTTTTGGATTCGACATATGGTGACTATTCCAGCATACCAACAGATGTAACTGTAACAATTAATTCAGGTGTTGTTGTTTACTCAACATCAACATCAACACCTGCTTTTGACACAGGCAACGGGTGGGAATCATCATCAACAATCACTATCGTAAATAATGGTCAAATTAGTGGTATGGGTGGAGACGGCGGTGTAGGTTATAACGGAGCAGGCGGAGCTGGTGGCAATGCAATTGGTCTACAATATCCTCTTACTATCAATAATACTAGCGGTAACATCTTTGGTGGTGGCGGCGGAGGCGGCGGCGGGGGCGGTATGTATTGGGCATCCAATGGTAGTATTTATGCTAGTGGTGGCGGCGGCGGTGGTGGTCAGAGTTATCAAGCATCCGCGGGCGGTGGAATTCCATATGGACAAAATCTAACTTCTATTGGTTATACTGTAACACAGAATGCCGCTGCTGGTTCAAATGGCGGAAACGGCGGAGCAGGCGCAGGTGGTGTTGGTTTTCAAGTAACATCTGGTGGTGAATCTCCAACTTATCCAACAGCAGGTACAGGTGGTACAGGTGGCGTTTGGGCTGCGGCAGGTAGTAATGGCGGAATCGCCAGTAATGGCGGGGACGGAGCAATTATTCCTAATGGATTAGGTGTTGGTGGTGCTGGTGGTAAAGCAATCGAACTTAATGGATTTACTGCAACATTTACGGGTGGCAATAACGGCACTCAAGTCCAAGGCGCACAATCAACACAAACAGGCACCGACACAACATTTACTCAGTATAGTAATGGTAGAAGAATCTATCTTGTTACACTGAACACAGGTAAATCGGATTTCAATTTATACACACACGTAGGTTCTCCATCGGGTGTTGTTTGTGATGTTACAGTGAATATCAATTCCGGTATTGTTGTTTACTCAACTTCAACCTCAACACCAGCTTTCACAACCGGTTCGGGTTGGGGGTCAACAACCACAATTGCTATCATCAATAATGGTTATATTTTAGGTATCGGTGGTGCAGGTGGTGCTGGGAGCACTATTGCAGGTAATGCAGGAAATTCAGGTGGTAATGCACTATCACTCACAAATAATGTCACAATAACAAATGCAAGTGGTTTCATTTATAGTGGTGGAGGCGGTGGTGGCGGTGGCGGTGGTTCTTTCCATTCAAGTTTCGGCACATCAGCGCAAGGTGGCGGCGGTGGCGGTGGACAAGGTTACAGCAATTCATCTGGTGGTTCTCCTAATGGCGGAACTGGTACTAATGCTGGCGCTGGTGCAGGTGGTGGTGGCGGTACTGCTAGTTCAGGCGGTGAAGCGCCAACACTATGGTATGGTGGTACCGGTGGTGCAGGTGGTGCTTATGCTACTGCTGGTTCAGGCGGCGCATCTGGTAGTGCAGGCACAACAAACTACGCCGGCGGCGCCGCAGGCGCAGCCGGTTTGGCTGTGCAATTAAATAGTTATTCAATTACATTCATTTCAGGAAATGATTCTACACATGTTAAAGGAGCACAAGCATAATGTTTAACGTTACAAATATGTTTATATGGTTTGCAAATGGAAGATATATTCAAGATGAACATGGACAAATACTATTAGAAGAAAAACCTGTGTTATCATTTGAATATGATTTTATAAAATATTATTGGAATGAGAAAGTGTTTATATTGCCAGGCTCATTGCAAGAATTTGATTTGAGTCAGGAACAGATTCAAGAGATTGAAAGATACATACAGACAAAACGCACAGAGATTGGTATTTTAGGCTTATGTGTTGATGTTGATGGTAATTATCTTGGAAGAAAACGTATTGATGATGCAGATGTTCATGGCACGGTTGATATGGCACCACCTAACGGTGACGATTGGATTTGGAACTATAAAACAAATTCATGGGTAAGACAATATTTTTATACAGCAGACAATGTATATACAAGAAAAAGTGACCCTCTTGCTGTTGATTACACATTTGAAGCTAGACCTGAACATGATTGTTTTGAATATCGACTTGACCAGCAATCAAAAAAGTGGACAAAAATAACAACAACAGAAACACTTGATACGTATAAAAAAGAAATATCACTTAAATTACTAAGTCTTTATGTTAATGTGATTATTGAGAGTGGTATGGATGCTAATATTGTTTTATCAGCATTGAAATCCTTTGATGTCAATTCAAATCCGAAACTACAGATTATCGAGACTGCTTTAACAGACATAACTGAAAGTGTGTCGATTGACGATATTGAGTCTGTATATGACATAACAAATATGATTAATGTTTCCAGTGAACAAAATAAAATATTATAGAAATACACAACTATTAATTCCTAGTGCAGTAAATACAGGTAATAGACACCATCTAGCTAAAATAGCAAGTATATGTGATGTGGGAAGAATGTTATCAATATTCGGTCCAATAAACCGTATTGATACAGATTTCACACATCACTTTGATTATACACCTGTACCTGTAGATTATAATACGAACCTAAGTTTTGATGATGTATCTTTATTGTCTGCTGAAAATTTATGGTTGAAGGCGAAGAATAGGAAAATTGCACTATTCTGGTCCGGTGGTATTGATTCTACGGTCGCACTCGTTTCACTGATAAAGACAAACAGTAAATGGCAAAAACAATTGGTCATATACACTTCAAACTATTCGACAACAGTAGAATATCCTCTGTTCTATGAACAATTCTTAAAAGATAAAGTTGAAGTAGAATTTTTAACCAATCATGAATTTTTTGATGCTGAACTATTCAATGATAATTTTGTTGTTGTTGATGGCACATGTGGTGACCAACTATGGGGTTGCAATATTCTCGCAGAAATGATTGATGTTGCTGATAGACCCTATCAGGAATTCTTTAATCATGGTGTGTTCAATAAAATATATGAAAATGGTTCAAAACCTTCCCTGAAAAAAAACACAATCAACTACATTGAAATGCTTGTTGATATGTTTCCGATAAAGACGAAAACGATTGCTGAATTGTATTGGCTACTAACTTTCACACATAAATGGGATGTAGTTCGATTAAGACATACGAGTTACATAAAAGATGTTAGTCAGTTTGGAAAGATGAATGCATTTTTCAACACAGAAGATTTTCAACGTTGGACAATGTGTAATGCGGATAAAAGATTGCAAAAAGAATGGAATACATATAAGCAGCCCGCCAAGGATTTTATATTCACTTTCACTAAAGATAGTGATTATCAAATTAATAAATTGCAGCACGAATCTATGGGAAGGTCGATACCAAAAGGACATCCACCTCCATATGTTAAGATAGTTACAACAACCGAACACCAATTATCTAATGATATGGATGATAATAAATCGGTTGGCATTTTAAATAGATGCTTGAAAATTTAAAATTTGGAGAATTTAGTATGAAGAAACTGATTGCATTAATTATGATGCTGTTTGCAACAACCGTATTTTCACAAACGAGAGTTATCGTTCCATTTCCTGCTGGTGGTGGCACAGACATTGTTGCAAGAGTTATTTTTAAAGATATAACAGACAGAACAGGTTATCAGTTTGTAATAGAGAATGTAAGTGGCGCAGGTGGTGATATCGGTAGACAAAAAGCAATGCGTGACAATGTTCTCCTGTTTACACCCAATAGTCTATTAATCAGCGCACACCTTGAGAAACTAAATTTTGTTCCTCTTGATGAATTTAAACCTGTTGTTGGTATTGGTGCCTATCCTTATCTGGTTTCTGCACATCCATCATTCAATCTAAAAAATCTAAATGACCTCAAGTCACTATCGAAGATTCATGGAGTAATTAATATAGGTTCTGCTGGCACATCTGGTGCTAATCATATCATTATCAGTCAATTGGGTAAAACGATTGGCTTCAATGTTGAACCAATACCACATAGAGGAACACCTGATGCACTGTTAAGCACAATATCAGGAAATGTTCCACTGATGGTGAGTGGTATTCAGGGAACAAGTGAGTTCATAAAGGCAGGTAAATTGAAACCTATTGCAGTAACAACAGTTGATAGGGATGTTATCATGAAAAATGTTCCTACTGTGCAAGAAATGATAAAGAAACCATTCAGTTATCCTGGTTGGTTCGGTATTGTTGCACCAAAACAATATGATGATGTTGTTGCTAATGCTGTTTCGCGCCAAGTTATCATAACACTCAATAATTCAATCGTTAAAATGAAATTGAACGAACAGAGTGTTCTTATTTGGGCATATCCACCACAAAAATTTAGTGAATTTCTAATACAGGACGATAAGAATTGGGCTAGAGCCATAAAGTGAATATAATATGGTTTAACATTTCACTTTTTCATGTGAAATCGGAATCAATTTTAGGATATAAGTCACTCACCAATATATGTGAGGACGCATTAAATGAAAATAAAATATACTCACATCATTATTGTGTAGATAGAACTGGCACATATGTTCCAAAACTGCCATTTAAGTATGATATATCAAACCATATTATGCCTGAACTTGATAACAATTTTCTCAGCTTAGAAGATTGTATCACGAAAAGGTGTTTAGACTTGTTCAGCAGAAATAAAAAAATAATATTAATGTATAGTGGTGGTATTGATAGTCTGTGCTGTCTAGTTGGACTCATTCGTAATTACGGTATTGATAAATGTTGTGAGAGGATTATAATATGCGCCAATAAACAGTCAAGAGATAGTAATCCTGTTTTCTATGACACTTTTATACAAGGTAAATTTGAAATAATTGACAGCACTAATTCAAATATAACTCTAGCAGATGTGAAATATCATGATATGATTATCGTAAATGGAGACCCAGCAAATGTGTTTGATGGTGCGGTATTATTAGAAAAAATCATGCGATTGGGTATACCACTTGATGATAGTAATTGGAAACAACAAGTAAAAGAATATCATCCACAATTGTTCAAGTCCTGTGATGGCGCATATGAACACCTAATAGAAGTTATCGAAAGTAGTGCTGCAAGTAGGAACTACCATATCAATAACGTTTTCGATTTTGTTTGGTGGTATAATAACAATCTATTTTATATGGTGCAATCATTGAATATGTTAAAGAATTATGAACCTATACTGACTGCAAATAAGTTAGGTAAAGAATATTGGGTCAACAGATTCATACCATTTTTTCAGACAGATTACTTTACACTATGGTCATTCAATATCAAGCATGAAGTAATGAAAAACAAATTAACAAATAACATTTATAAAAAGCACTTTAAGGAGTATATAAATGAAATATATGAATACGATTTAACAGATAACATTGGCAACTCAGGTTTTTCAAAACATCTAAGTAAACAAGTAAAACAATTTCTATTTTTAGACGAAAATTACACACCAATATATCAATCATGAAAAAATTACTCTTTATACTCTCATTCCTATTTTTAAACATATGTTATGCGAAAAATATTATACATTCAACAGAAAATTATGCTAATCGACCAATTCGCATAATTTTACCTCAACCAGCAGGAGGAAGTGCGGATACTAATGCAAGAGCGATGTCGGAAACATTAGGCAATTTTTTAGGACAAAACATTGTCATTGATAATCGCGCCGGCGCAGGCGGAATTATCGCGGGTGAAATATTCTCAAAAGCACCTCCCGACGGACATACGATGTTGTTTGCTTCAGGTTCACTTATCACTAATCAAGTCATCAATAAAAACATTTCTTTTGATATAATTAGAGATTTCATTCCTGTAACGCAAGTGGCAAAAACTTTTGGATATATTGTATTAGTAAACACACATGTAGGTGTAACAAACATCAAAGAACTTGTTGCACTGGGTAAAAAAACACAGGTCAATTATGGTTCAGGAGGAATTGGAAATGCTTTACATTTAGGAACTGAATTAATTAACATTCGTTCAGGAGCTAAATTATTTCACATACCATATAAAGGTTTAGCACCCATCATTCCAGCCTTAATGAGTAATGAGATACAGGTCACATTGGCACCACCGTTGACTGTGATACAGCATATTAAAAGCGGAAAATTAATTCCAATCGCATACACTGGCACCAAACGTTGGAATAATATGCCAGATGTGCCCACAATGGCTGAATCTGGTGTATCAAATTGTGTTTATGAGCCAGGTGGTCATGGCATTTTTGTTCCCATTAAGACACCAATGAACATCGTAAATCAAATACATGCCGCTGTGGTTGCAACAATTAATACGCCTAAAATTATTGAACACTTTTCAAAAGGCGGTTATACACCGATTGGCAGCACACCAATGGAATTTAAGCTATATCTCAAAAGTGAATTGAAACACACAACAGAAATTGTTCGGACAATTAAAATTGAAACTAATTAATCACGACATTGATAAATTTGGATTCTATTCAGTGGGTGGTAGAAAAACATATTCAAAACTGGAAGCGTTTGAGTGGTCAGGCCAAGACCTATCTAAAGTCGAATGGAACTTTAATAGGGAAGTTTTTTCAACTTATAATTGGAAAATTGAACCTAATCAAGATATCAACTACTTCTATGACAAAAGAGCGAAAGAATTGAGGGAAAAATATGATTATATTATCCTATGGTATAGCGGAGGATATGATAGCCATAACATATTAAAAACATTTATCGACAACAATCTACACTTGGATGAAATCATAACTATTTTTCCCCGAAAAGATATAATGAGTGAGGAAAGGTATGAGTATGAGAATTACACATCGAAAAAACTTAATTTTTATAGGGATATACTATCAAATACTAAAATAACAACATTGGAATATGCTGATATGTTTATTGATATGGTAAAAAATGATTTAATAGGAGATAATGTTCTTTATGAAATAAATTCAAAAATATCAAATTTCACTTTGATTAGGGATAGAATTAAAAAGGAGTTATATCAAAAATATATAGAAAAAGGAAAGAAGGTTTGTTTTTTATTTGGTATTGATAAACCTACAATCCAATATAGAAATATGAGATTTTACTCAAGTTTTTCAGACCACATTATAGCAACTTATATGTCCGCCCGGGACCAATTTGATTCGTTGTATGATGTAAATTATGAATTTTTTTATTGGGACCCCAACAGCGTTCCAATGATGATAAAGCAATCACACATTTTAAAACAACAATATTTAACCATTGTAAATACGAAAAATAAAGCTGAAATTCTCAATATACCATATATTATAAAACCTAGATTCATTGGAAAAAAATTATTAGATGGTGCATTTGAAAATAAAAGTGCTTTACAAAATACATCTTTATATCCAAGATGTTTGTCCGATTATAATTTGGGGTATTTTAATAATGGTGTCAACAGTGTATATCATTCCAAGATTGAAAAAGTATTTAGTGATATGGAGACCATGAAAAGAAATAATATATATCGGTGTATGGGTTTACGTAATACCTGGTTTTACATGAGTAACGATGAAACTACCGTTAAGATGCGTAAATTTATAGAACATTTCACAAGTATGTCAACGATGTTTACTGAAAATGATAAGTATCGAAATACAAAAGTTTTTCGTAATTCATATGAGATTTGAATCTTAGATGAATAATCTACTCATTTACAGAAATCCCGGTATCTTTGATGCTCTGTGTCAATTAAATCTTCCATATGAGGAGTCATTGGCTGCGTATCAAATAGGTTTTTTAATTAACACAGGTATGGCGATTGATAGAACTCGACCTTCATTGTTTAATTTAACACCACATGCAATACCGGATTATTTAACAGAAAAAACGTTTAAAGAAATTGTTTATGAGAGAGCAATACAATTAAAAGAAACCACTGATGAATTGACGGTATTATTAACAGGAAAATTTTCGTTTGTTGCTTTAAAATCTTTATATGGTGTTGGTGTTAAAGTGAAAGCACTTGCAACAAAACAATTTGTTGATGCTAATAAAACTGCATTTGATTGTTTGCATTATGCTTCAGTTAAAATTGTTGACCGACAAGAAATGATAAATGCTGAACAATATACAGGTAAAACAATCACAGCATTTTCATGTAATTTACTTTTCAATTTTACGAAACTACCGTGGTTGGGGATTGGGCCACACAAAAAAGCAACAAAAGAAAAATTAATTATACCTGATATAATTAACCATATTAATCTACTTGGTAATAATTATAAAAACAATTTTAAAACTAAAAAATTAAAACAATATCATTTGAATGCATATGAGCTAACAGAAAAATATTTGATTGGTATGATTAATCGCGCTAAGATTCCGATTGAAAACACATTTGATTTATACTGGTGGTTAAACTTTAACCTGCAATGGTACTCCAGTAAATACAGTCTCATAGGTTTAACGGGTAGTTACATAGATGTTGAATGTTTTTTCAATACAGATGATTTTCAATCATGGGCTATAACGAATCATTCAACAAAAAATGTTAGTTGCGTTAATGATATCATAAATTATGATGTTAAATATGTGTTGAACGATTTAATGGGATTAAATAAACAAGGAACATGGAAAATAGAGTTTGCAGATAGTGCTGGAAATATGTCCTTCGGTAGATGCACAACACCAATAGAAATGATACGTGGTGTCATTTCAAATTCCCAATAAGTCTACCGATTCCTCGAACGATAATAATCTATCAGTCTTTAGCGATTTCAGTGCAAATGAAAAGCATTTCCTTTTCTTGCCTTGATTGTCACCATTAATCAATGTATGTATTTTTGAACCGTCGATGATACAATTGCTGTTCACCTGTGTTTGGAAAACTTCCTCACACTGATTTGGTTTGTATATTCTTATAACACCATGAACAAACATGGTTTCAGGTAAACGTTTATAAATTGGTTTCAATTCATACCATTTCATGATAGTATCATAACTATCAAAAATGATGTTTATCTTGGTCTTAGGTTGATTCTCACTGATTGAATCGGCATGTATATTGTATATCTCATGGGGTTTTGAGTGAAAGTATCTTGACCATCTTGAGCAGCATGTGATGCCGTAGTCATTCAACCATTCAAAGAATATAGGTTCTATTCTTGTGAAATCTATCCTATTGTTTTTCATTGATAATGAATCGGGTGTATTTGTATATTCATATGCATGAATATCGAATGGTAACATTATGTTATGGTGAAAGGCAGTCATGTTAATTAAAACATATTAATATCTAGTTCCCTAATTCTCAGATTATCTAAAACATTTTCTTCTTCTTTCCTATCCAAAAAAACGATTGTCCTTGGCTTAAATAATATTGCTCTATTATGGTCACTTAAATTGTCATATGTTAAACTGGAAGACCTCCTTTTTGGTATGTCATAAGACGCCTCTTTATATGGACAATAACTATAGATATAATCTTTCATAGGCATTTTCCAATTTTTAAAATTGAAATCTGGGCATTTTACTGTAACATCATTTGTTAATGCCCACATTTGAAAATTATCGGTCATAAAGAAATTAAAAAAATCCTCACATAATACTCCTGCCCATATTCTAATTCTATATTTTATCCACTGGCGTTTTAAAACAAAGATTGTCCACCACAACGCATCATAATTGGTTTTCAATGGAACTGGCGATTTTTCATACAGTAATAAATACATGGCTTTCAATTCATCATCCAAATGATAAAAAGCATTTGCATTTTTCATGACATTACCATATTCTGTTAATTTATAACTTACAGCGTGCCCATATGGGCGCGGCGTGCCCATAATATTTCCGCCACATTCGCCAGTAACAAAAATATAATTGTCTTTATTATCACGCAAAAACACATAAGGATTTCCTAGGTGATGAATAACTTGATTATTATTTCTCAAAACTTCATCATAAAAAACAGGGTTTTCTTTAATAGAAGCCTCGCTATAAATTACTGTTATAGTGGCGCCCTGTCGTAAAAAAGCAGCTACCACACAGGTACTATCTAATCCACCACTATATAAAATTCCAATAGGCTTATTCTTAACCTTTGATATATCTATTATTTCTCTTGCTGTATCATTTACAACTGTTGAAAAATCACCAACAGTTTTTATATTTGTGGGAATCTCATCCTCTATAACAATATTGAAACCACAATCCAAAAATGTTTTAGTCCTATCAATCATTCTTCCACCCACCGCTGCAACAACAGAGTGGTATTTCTTATTGTAACCTTTCATTGGAGGAACTATAAAAGGCAATCTACTTAATAGTTTTATGTTGTCATATGGAAGTATCATTGCTTTATATATTTCCCATTTCTAATAAGAACGGCAATCAATTTTTCAGTCGCTTCTTTTTCATTTATAATATCCACCATAATTGCGTGACTGCTACCTGGTGGTGAGCCAATAACAATTTCTATAGGTCTTGAGGGAAATTCTTCTGCTGAAAACACATTACATGAAAATAATAAAATCAAAATAAAAACAAAGAATCTCATATTAATTTTTCCTTATGTAATATGTATCTGTGAAAAGCAGTCATGTTTTATATATCAATCAATAACTTACATTATTACCTGATTATTGATTGACATTATCTAACAATTTTGCTATGATACTGCATCAAAGAATATAAACCTGTCAAGTGAATTAGGAGAAAAATATGAAAATGCAATATAAGTATAATGGTGCTGTTGTTGATGTGTTTTTTAATGAATATGCTGGGAATGCAGTTAATCCACATGATATCATAATAAAAATTGCAGAATTAGCCAGATTGGTTGATATGTATGCAAAAGGTCATATAACAATCACAATGGATGATGGAAGGTAACATGAATAGACTATCGCAATTACTAATTGATTTAAATAAGCAGAGATTGCCCGATGAATACATTGATGATGAAGTTGTTGCATACATTGAAGAATTGAAGCTAGAACTTGGTGTGCATCAAATCGAGGACGTTCCTGTTGCAATATCACCAGAGTTTCAGCAACCAGTTTTTTGTATATGCACTGATGCAAAATCACGGCGCGCATGTAAGAACAAAAAACAATGCATACCGACATATTCATGAGATATGTTGTTGCAGGAAATTATGACCAATTTAAAAAATGGCTTAGAGAAACTAATAGGTCTCCTAGTGAGTATGCATATGTTTCATGTGTTCAGAATTTAATTGGTCTGAGTGAGATAGAAGGATATTTTGTTGGTACATGGCAACAGAGAAAAGATTTACAGCATATTATTGAATACATTCGCGCTATTAAAAAAACACCACTCAATGAAAGTGTATTTAAAGAGATACCTGATTATATAAGGGATTCATGGCTATGAGATACTGGACAATTGTAGAACCCGGTGATGATGGTGTAACACCAGTGTATCTGACATATTCAGATGATGAAATTCTAGCGCAATACTGGGACTACTGGTACGGTAAGATGTGTGAAAAATATGGTAAGGTAATCGTTGATAACAATTGGACCAAACAAGATTGTATTGACGATTGGGTTGTAGTTCACTGGGCAGTGGAGAGTGATGAAAAATAATATTATAGTAGCACTTATCACATTAGGTGTAATTATATCGCTTGTTGGTGCATGTTACTTAACAGTAAGATATTTTGAATATTTTCTATATTTGATAGTTTTCATTTTTATATTTGCAATGATACAGGAACTTTTTAAGTTTATCAAATTTTTATTGGGTGATTAATGAATAGATTTACAAATACAAAAAACAAACGAGCCGCACTGAAAACGTTTGGTGTTATTGCAGGCTTTTTTCTTTTTCTTTACATGATGATGTATTTTCCTAAAGTCTTGGCGACTATTTTTCTTTTAGTTATTTTTGGCGTATTTGTAGCTGTCATTTTTCATGTATTCAAAGCAGAGGATAAATTGGAATGAAATTCCTTCAATCATTTAATGATAATGAGAAAAGTGCATTATTAAAAACGATAGGAGTTTTGCTTTTTGTGGTTGGTATATTGGCACCATGTATTATTTTTGCATCACCATTGCCGGCATTTGTGGTGCTTGCATTTGTGGTGCTTTTTTGTATTATTTTTAGTATTTTGTTTTGTGCTATTTACTATCTTATTAAGGCAATGGGTGACCCTCTATGAGTGATATTTGGACACGGATGCATGAGATTCATAAAGCCCGGCTTGATAAGCAACGTGAATTGATGGACGAATATAATAAGACGGTATATCTTCCTGCAATAAAGCAGTTGCAAGAGGACTGTGTTAAAGAACACGGTGACCATGAAAAAACAAAGTATCATAGCAACGGATGGGGCTGGGAATGGTGGTACTGTGGTCGATGCGGTGCTGCACACGATAAAGTGCAATATAAACAATAACTTATAGCCTATTGACATTTGATTAATTATTTGATAGAATGGTTATATTATGAAAATACTAGACATTAGATGGTTCTGTGGCAGGTCCACTGTAGGTGTTGTGCGTATTCAAGATGAATATGACGGCATCAAATATTACATTGGTACCGGTGAAGGTCATTATGAGGAAGCCGATAAGCAAAACATTGCCGATTGGGGTTCTACATTTCCCACTGATGCAGGTGACATTCTTTTTGGAGTTAAATAATGAATGAGCAGACTATTCCACATCCATACACATATCTGCCTGCACGTGCAGTAAAGGAAAATGACACGGTTAGGTGGTTTGATATTGACAGTGGTAAGGAACTTCCGCCATTTTTCGGATATGGTACCGAAGCATAGAAAATGGTTGATAATTGGTGTGAAAAAAATTATGGGGTTAAATAATGAATGAACGAATAAAAGGACTGGCTGAACATGCATATGAATATTCGGATATACCCAATACGGATGGTGTATTCAATAAGGAAAAGTTTGCTGAGTTGATTGTTTTGGAGTGTATTAAAGTGATGGTAAAAAATGATTATCATGGTGAATGGTTAGGTGAGAAAATAAAAGACCATTTTGGTGTTGAATAATGAAAATACCAGCAATGGGTATAGAAGGTCATTTGATTAGGTCCTTTAATGGTCGCTATATGTTTAGAGTATATGCTGCGAATCATGA